TCCGCTGACCCTGCCCCGGCTTTGAATATCTCTGGCATAGCCGCTTCGGCTTCGAGCAACCATCCCATAGCCCGGTTGAAATCATCCTTGGTGAGGATCAGCGCGTTGCTGCGGTCGATTGAGGAGATCATTGAGAGCTTGTAGAGGTGGGCTCGTCGTCGGGTAACGTAATGTAGAAGTTTGGGATGTGATGGAACGGGAATTTCTCCAAGGGCTCGCCAATCGTTAACCGCCTTTCGGTAGTCAGGGGTGACATCAAACTCTCCCGACAACCCATTAATGATGCGTATATCGTGTTCCAGTTCAGCCGAATGGTTTGTAGTACGTGGTGCAAAGTCATCCCCAACGATCCTTTCATCTGAGAATATCATAATCATACGCGAGGTGAAGCCTTGATCCCAAGCACCCTCTGGCATGAACTTCATTAGGTTCGATGGGGTGGAACCACAAAGCAGGTTCAGCTGTGGAGATTTGATTGTGAGCTTAAGGTCCTTGGTCCTTCGAGATTGACTATACGGATCCGGGTCATAAAACGCCGACAGCCCCGCGATCATTTCATCGTCATACTTATGAACGAAAGCGCCAAGTTCATCAGCAGCGATAAACATAGAGTTATACTCAAGAGGATCATCTGGTAATCGGATAACCATCCTCTTAGCTGATAGTAAAGCATCCACGAGTGACGCAAAAGTAAGGCTGACAGGAGCAAGGTGAAAATCCGGCAGGTCCATAACATAGCTTCGCGCCTCTCGTATGGTTCGAGTTTTCCCCACCCCGGGATGCCCGAGGATTAAGACGTATAAATTTGGATACATTGGTCGGCTGGTTTTGATCCAAACCTTCTGCTCCAATACTGCTGCGATGGTACAAATCGCAGACCACTTTTGAAACAGCGCTGGGCTATCCAGCGCTTTTGTTTGCTCCACGAAGGACTCTATCCAAGAGGTTAGCTTCCTCTTGCCTTTTTCTGCGGTCGGGGCCTTTGTATTCAATAAGCCCGTTGGGGTTTTTCCGTGCATCCCACTTTCCTCTGTTCCAGCCTATTTGTGCGTCATAAGGTATACGCAACTGTCTGTTGTTTTTCAGCTGAACGGTTTCGGTTAACATCGCCTGTAGCTTGGGGACAATTTCGTCCTCTTGTTCCTGGGGATACATGAAGGTTAGCGCGTCATGGTCCTGCATCATTAGAATTGCATGGCGCTGACGCCAGATTCGAAGCATTGCTCGGTTAACGATATCTGCAAGTGAGCCTTGGGGATCGAATGCAATTGCGGCGCGGATTACATCGGGGTCGTTACGGCGGCCGAAGAACCAGCGCTTACGTCCACTAAGGGAGATTAGGTTTCCCTTGGTCCAAACTTGATTAGCCACCCACCTTTGCCATCGCTCATGGGCTGGGAAGGCGGTGAAGTATTTAGGCTGGAATCCCTGTACGACACCGATCGGCAGTTTGGACTGCTGAGCCAGGGTTGCAGGTTTGCCTCCGTAATTTGATCCATGTCCCAACTTTTTACACATGAACCGGTAAGTGTAATGTCGATAGTAAGGTGTCTCTGCGACCTCTTTATCCTCGCTGAGTGTGCCTGTCCATTTGAGTTCAGGCCAACAGATTTTAGCAACTGCCGTATGCACATCCCCACTGTCAACGGCGTCGAGGTATGTCCAGTCATTGAATAGATTCCCTTCTATTGCTCCGACGACGTAGGACTCGCCGGACTTGGCGTCGAATTTGGCGAACTTCATTCCAGGGTCAGATATAAAAATTGACCTAAGCGACTCCACGATATTTTGAAGGTTTCCCCCGGTGCCATATTCACTGTATGAGGAGCTAAACCTTCCGGTGTCTGTACCAGCAATATTATACGAGGTTCGCATTCGCCCATCAGAATCAATGTCGGTTTTGAGAACGCCAATCTTCTTAGCGATTTCACGCATTGCTGACATATGAGATATGATAGGCTTTGCGAGAGTGTAAGCCTCCATCTTCTCAAGAGCGTTGCGATCAACGGTGGGGCGGCCATGTTTTCTAACCTCTGGGATTTGAAGTCGCTTGTAGAATAGTTCCTTTAGATCATCATTTGATCGCCAATTGAAGTGAGGCATCCCCACCCCTTCAAGGACGATGCGGTCTAGCTGGCGTTCTAGGCGATCAAGGTGGTCGTAGTATTCGTCAATGACTTCTGCCCGTCGGGCTTGGTCGATCCGAACCCCACGAGCATTCATCTCAAGCACCGGCCCTTGTAGGGCCTTGGAGAATTGATAGGTGGCGTATTCCTCGGTGGGGTGTTCGTTCTCGGAAAACTTAATCGCCTCCCAAACCTCCGAGGTAACGCAGCAGTCTAGGCCGTTATAAACCATCTCTCGTTCAAACCCAGAGAGGTCGGTTGGGGTTATGGAGTTGGTGGAGATTACTCTCATCAATTATCCCTCTTCACCGTCTCAGTCCGCATACTCTTCCATGACCCATGGTCGGTGTAAATCGACCCCAAGTATCCTAACCCTTTGAGGCTTTCCGGCTGCCTCGCGTGGTGGCAGAGCATCGTGTCCTCCTTCGCCCCTTTGACGAGGACGCCGTAGCTTCGCATGAGGAAGCCGATGTCGTAGACGCCGTTTTGGAAGAGCTTGGGGATTGATGCATCCTCAAGAACTCCACGTATAATTTCCCAACACTGTCGTTCATGCTGCGGAGTAGGCCAATAGTTTCCTTTCGGCTTTCGCCAGTCATCGAATGGTATAACGATAGCAAGGTCACTTCGGGGCGCGAAGCCAATGCACGTAACGCGGGTTCCGCTTGTCTCAATATCAATAGATAGTAACCCGCAGTCCCTAACAAAGGTGTCCATGAATCTGGTGATATCCTCGAGATCGGGCTCAATCCAGATTTCACAATTGGGGCGTCGGATTTCGGCATATTCCATCTCCCTCTTGGCTTTCATCAAATCCATGATCGTGGTCGGGCGTAGTTCCCATTGCCGAAGAACAGCGGCGGGGTGATAGGTGGGGAGGATTTTGAACCCGGTGACGGTGTGGGTTGATAGTAGCGTCGTGCCTCTAAGCTTTGCCACTCCAGTTTTACCAGCCAAAGCCCAAAGAGGAGTATTACCGAGACAAATAACAAGGTTAGGATTGTGAGTAAGAAGTTCATCTGCGAGACGCTCGAGTTCTGGTTCGTGTCCGGCGTCAAGGTATCCGGATTTAATAAGTGCGGGGTACCCAACAATTCCAGCGGATCGTGGTCCGCAGACGGTTTCGAGTTTGTTTCCGTGGGGATGAAGCTGAAGTACGTTCGTCCGGAAAATCTCCTCTTCATGTAATCTCCATACTGCGTCTACAAGGTGGGGATCACGGCGATCGTAGTACCGCCGAAGGTAGTCTTGATCCTCACCGGTAAGGGTGAGGATTTGGGATTCGTCTAGTTGGTGGAGAAGTTCGATGCCCGAGGGGCCGACGAAGGAGCTACGGATTTTAGCTTCTTCGCCGCCTTGGGCCTCGCCTAGGATGACGAGCTTGGTCACTCGCATTCTCTTTCGGCTAATCGGCTATAGCCTGTGACATCTTCCCAATGCTGCATTTCACGAGATTTGCCGGATAGAAGGCGGGAGAATTTAAGTGCAACCATATCCATCACTTCACGCTCTACGTCACAAAGCGATCCCCAACCGGGGCTGGAACGGAGGATTTCTTTAACGGCCTGGGAGATGCGGGCGTTCTCACGGAAGTCGCCGTGGGTGACGTTGCGTTCTTCGAGGATGTCCATGGACGTCTGCGGATTATCCACCGCTTCACCGTCTCTGGACATCTGTGTAGGGCTTCCGCTATCGCCGTTAGCGGCATTCCGTTTTTGTAAGCGGAGCGAGCGAGGCCGCGCTCCAAAGGTGTCATGTGCCTCTTGCTCCCGCGCTTCATTCTTCAAGGCCTCGTCAAGCATTGTGGTGACATCGAATGGTGTATGTGCGTCCATTGTTTTCCCTCAAGTGAAAGGGAGGGCCAAAGTGACCCTCCCTTGAGTTAGGCTTAGTTAAACCCTACAATATAACGTCGGGCTTCATTTACGTCATTTGACATCGCGGCTCTAAGACCTAATTGAGTGAGAATACTTCCAGACCCAATTTCGGTTTCAGGATGCTTATTCAAATCAGACATCATTGAGGCTATAGCATTAGAGACATCTCCATGATCGAGATACTCTAATGCTCGCTTTTTGCACCAGTCTAAATGCTCTTGGCGAGTCATTGCTTAGCCTTCTACCGGCGCGGTTTTGTTAATGTTGGCGAAGATCGATTCCCCATCCCGGGATGCGGTGTGGGTGATTGATCCAAGGAACTGGCAGTTGGGGGTTTCGTCGATCAGCTGCCGCGTGGTCTTGCCTTCGCCATCAAGCCCGAGGTGGGTCAGGAATTCCTGCAAGCGATATAGGGAATCCGGGGTGATGTAGAAGGTTAGGCGAGCGGTGTAGTCGGTCAGTTGGCGCATGGTGCCATCGGACTTCGTGGCCCACTCTTGGAGCGCCTCCTCGTCTACATCATCCATCGCACCCTGGCATTTGCAGGTGAATTCAACGTATGGCGTTTGCTTTTCCCGAGACTTGTCATGCTTGGGGAGGCCTTGAATGGACCATGTGTAGGTGCCCACCGGGAGCGGCTTTGGGCGATCGATTTCAGTTGCGGGTTTGTCGAGGATGTCAGAGAATGAGTTCATGGTTTTTCCTTTAAAAGATTGGATCAGTGGAAGTTGAAGTTGGTTCGCGTTCGTGCATCTCCTTTGTGTGCGTTTGGATTTCCTCTTGAAGCGCGGCTTCGAGGTAGGTGTAAAGGTTGGCTGATCCTTCGTTGTTGATGTGAGATATTGCTTCAAGTGCGATGGATAGGTTCTTGATGCGGAGGGTAACATCGGTCACTTGGCTAACCTCTCTCGAAGAAGGTATCCCTCCAATGCCCAAATTTGATTTCGAGCATCATCATAGGCAATGTTTCTAACAATCTCTTTGTCGAAGTTTTCCTTTGATGCGGCTGCGGATTTACCAATTACTACGTAACCGTTTTGTAGGGTGAGGGCGCAAACGGTTACGGTGGTGTTTGGGATTATGTGGAAGTAGATGTCCCTTATCTTGTTGCTAATATCATCAGGGGTTATCCTTGGGGCGTTTAATCCCTTGTCCTGAATCTGCGCTTCAATTTCCTTCTCAGATACTGCGTCCATCATACCCTCTTCAATGCTGGTTTCACGCCTAGGGGTTTTTCTGGTGGCTTCTCGTTAAACTTAGGCAACCCGGAACGGGTAGGTCCATCAGTTATAGAAGCCTCCTTCGGTGCCCCACGAAGCACACCGAAGAATTCTGCAAGGCCCGTGGCCAAGGGATAGGACTTGGCCATGTCGAATGGTTTTGGGTTCTTCAAATCGATCATCGCTGTGGAGGCGGTTTGGATTGTTCGCTTGCCTCCTGCTCCGGTTTGGCATAGAGCAACGCTATTGAAGTAACGGGGGATGACTGGAGATAGCGCCGAACCCACCGACGTAGGGTATCCCTTTCTCGAGCCGTCAGGGTTGTCCACATATTTAATATGGGAGATGACGATGACGTTGGTTTTGAACGATGGAGATGTAAGTAAGGCCAAGACACTTTCAATCGCCTCCTGTGCTGAACCGTACCATTGCCTTGGGTCCTTGGCGGTTGGGTTTATTCCCTTAGCCCAATCAAACGCCGCGTCGGATAGGAAGGTAAGGGAGTCGATTACGAGGATCACCTCCGGTCCCCAATCGGCTGGCTTGCCAAGGTCAATGTCATCGTACTTCCAATGGTCGAGCATCTTTAGGGCTTCGACAAAGGCCTTGGGTTTGGCGATCTTTGGGCCGGTGGCGGAGGCCTCGTAGTTATCCCGGAGGGTGCGGAACTCAACGTTCCCGATCATATCCGGGCATTGTTTCATAACAAAGGTCTTTAGCGGATCAAGACCGTTGTCCATGTCCAATATCCGAAGCTTGTAACCAGCAGCGACAAGAGGAGTAAGCCCGCCAGTTTTACCGCTAGACGAGTCTCCTTCGACAAGCATTTTGGTGTATTCATTCGATTGGTGGTTTGCTAGGGAGGGCATTATCGGGCCTCATTCAGTTTGATTGCTAGACCTTCTAGATATAGCTTTAGTGAAACAGCTGTTCTACTCTGTCCTTGATATACGTGTACTAGGATATCCCCACATTGTCTCGCTATATATGAAAGATCATTAGCAGTTAGCGATAACACAAGGTCCTTTTTACTAAGGTCCCCAAACAAATCCGCTAGATGCTTATTTGCGTTTTTAAGTGCATTGATTGACTCAGTCTTTTTGTCTACTTGCTTCTCGGACATTCTTGTATCTCCTAAATAGCTCTTCAAGGATAAGGATATCTGCGTTCCTGAACCATTGCGCTGCGAGGTATTTTAGCCGATCAAAGATTTCACTATCCGTCATCGGGGCTTTAGCGGGTTCCATCGTTCTTCCTCTGGGAGTTTGGTGAAGTTGGCCTTAAGAAAAGCTTCCCGAACGGACGGGTCGCGGCTACATATCTCACGGAAACGGCAGCCGCCGAATTTGTCACAAGAGGTGTCGTTCATGGGCCAATAGTTCATCTTGGCATAGGTTTCAGCTTGATGGAACCAGAAGCGAAGGTCATTGAGCCACTCGTTGGACTGGGCATCGGTTCGATAGGTGAACCCACGAACGAAGTTGTTTGGTTTCTCTAACATAATCTGCGCTGCGTTTATACATATGCCCTTAACTGGCATATTGAGGATCACTTTCCCAGCGATGGTGTAGAGGGACATTTGGTTGTTAGGGGAATATTGATCAAAGTACATTGCTCCTGGGGTGGTGATGGTGGTTTTATGATCCATGACTAGAAGGGAGCCACAGTAGTCGACAACACGGTCGAGGTGGCCGGATAGGATGTAGGGTTGGCTGGTTTGATCAATACCTAAGTTAGCTGCCTTCGGTCCCCATTCCAATTCAAACCTAAAGCTCAACTCCGTCGCCGGATCGCCGTTCTCACGAACCACCGTCGATGCGGGATCGTCTTTGAATTTGTCACAATAATCGATGACGAGTTGAAGAAGCGTCCGTGGGTTTTTATAATTCCCAGCACGGGTGGTAACATCCACGTCCCAATCGTGCACCCTACGTAGCAGCTTAAGAACAGCACTACACAAGGCTTCCTCATGGCCCATTCCCGCCATACGCTCTTCATCATATTCCTCCAACGCTTTGTGATACTCAATGCCGAAGCGAAGATGGACGCTATCCCCTTTTGGTTGCCACCCCTCGATCATGATGAATTGGTAGAGCCGGGGGCAGGTTTTTAGATAGCCTAGGGAGGTAGAGTCCCAAGCATATTGGATTTTGGTGCCTTCAAGGAACGGGCTTAAAGGTTTCATGGTTATACACGCCTTACTAGTTTGGGTGCCGCTGGCTTAAGTCCGAGTTTTTCCAAGTCCAGCTTTTGGCTCGGTCCGGTGTCTTTCTTAGCACGGCTAGCCCGCCCACCACCACTCTCGCGGATCGCTCGTTGATTACGGTGGTAGGCGATTATTACGTCGATATCTTTGTGGGTGTATTGAAGGGGATCGAGAGACATTAGCATGTCGATGTCGTTGGTTTCATTTTCCATCTACAAACTCCGATATAATCTGCTCTACAGTTTTGTTTTGCTTGGCGAGGGATTTCATGTTATCACAATAGCGATGGATGATCTCTCGAACTTCGCCAGTCCAACCTGATCCGCATTTAGATCGGAGGAATTTCATATCCTCGGTGTAGAGGTTGATGTGGCATTTAGTGGCGTTGATGGAGGGTCTAGGCATCCGGAAGCTCCACCGTTTTCTTCACAATAAACACTTCCCCAACGCCATCCGGTAGGAAGGTCATTAGGTCGTTGTAAGCGTCGGTATCGTAGGATTGGCGAGCATGGAGAAGTTCTTGACGTAGGGCCTTAGGATCGTTGGTTGGGATGGCAAGGCCGATTTCGGCATCAAGGGCGCGGTCCCATAAGGGACGGAGGGCTTCAAAGGATGGTTTCATTTCCCATCCCCTTCAATCTCCGCAAGGTCCTCAATCTCTGGCGTTCCCTTTTCTCGGGGTTCGATATAGACGAAGGTAGTTTCGCCGCTAGGTGCCATTGGGTCCTCAATTGGCCCAACGATCCGGACGGTTAGGATATCAAAGTTCGACTGCCCATGCATGACATCGCCCTTGGGGTATACCATCGCATTCTCATGGCGATCCACAGCCCTTGCCGCATTCATCCGCAGTTGGAAGGACTTGGCTTCGGCATAGGTGTTGAAAGGCAAGCGAATCCCTTTAGCCGACGCAAGGGCTCGCTCGAAGGTTTCGAAACAATCCGTGTAGGCTAGTCGTGATTTAGGTGGGCTCATAATGGTCTCTTTCTCACTTCGTGTGTTGTCCAGTTAAATCCGCAAGATCGGCACTTACGCCCACGTACCCGACGGAACTTTTTGTCTGTGTAGGTTACTTGAACATCCCCTTTGTCCCCACATAGGTGGCATTTATCAACTCGGCCATTGGATAGATTGGGACGCGATTTCAAAGTACTGGTCTGAGGATCGGGTTTGGATGA